TATCTGGTGCGCTTGGCACCATTTATGGATTAAATCATGATCACCGAAAAAACAATTAATATCGCGCTCGACACGGCGTTGTGCGCGTACACCATTACGGTCGCTAGTTATACGTACGAACTATGTTTCATGAACACGGTTTTTGGCGGGTGGGTGCCAATGATTTTCATCTCGGTGAGTCCACTGATCGGATTCATCGTTGGCCGTTCGGTCGGGAGGGACTCATGATTCGCGACCCGGATGATGACTTTTCAGATGAATTCTTGGGGGATGGTGCGATAGGGATCGAGGATGACCCGAGCGAAGCCCAGGAATTTTTTCACAATGACAACGAATGGATAATTTATGACGATGAATGATCACAACGACCCCCGACCACCGTGCGGTGAGATCGGATGCAAAAGAAAATCTGTGGTGTATGAACAATGCACCCGAACAAAGGATTACCGATTCTGGTGCGCCGAGTGCTATATGCCCCGGCTGATGAAGGAGGTATAAGTTATGCCAACCAAATACACACTTACTGTATATAGCGCAAGCGATAATCCGCTTATATTCGCCGACCTAGACCGGAGCCAATTAAGCCGATTGAACTGGGTGTATAACCCGCAATTTGAAGCGAATTATTGGGTCACCGGAATTAGCATTGAACGTGACGTTAACAACGGTGATCGGCGATGACAATTGACCTGCTGTGGTGGATTTTGGATGTCAGTTCGGTTATAATTTTGACATTCGTTGTTGTTTACTTTTTAATTGGGAGTGAATTATGAACAAGTATTTCGTCGTCATCGTCAGGTCAGATCGGACAGTCAGAGGTTGGATCGAAGAGCCTTGGGTTTATGGTCGCTTCAACAGTGAGAGACAAGCGGAAGCGTGGGCCACATACAACCAAATAATGGCGCGGAGTCGCGGCGATATGTACGAATATGTTATCAGTCGATTGCAAACTCCAACTGGAGTTGGCTTGGCTCTCCGGGGGTGAAAAAAATGTCTCAAGCGAAACGAGAATTTGAAAAACTGTTGGATGAAGATCCAGAATACCATGACTGGTCACGGGCGCTCGATGATGAGGCGCGACGCCAACAAGATGAGGAAAAGGAGATTGAAAAAAAATGATTGAAGGTGCAATTTTTCAGGTGGACACAGCCAGCAAGCGGTTTTACAGCACATTCGTTGACAACGAAAACCCACACCCTGTTTTGTCAGTCGATCACCTCCCAGACCCAGAAATGCTTTTGGTTTCAAGGTCAATGTCTGGTCAGAGATCTTGGACTGATGGGGATGGGGTGGCTCACTGCGTGACTGATTTCGAGTGGGCGGTAGTGTGGAATGACCGCCCGACACGAATCCCAGAACGGCAATTGAAAATTATCGAACCGGACCTCTATTTCCTCCGCTGGGAAGATGACTCATGAGCATTCAGATTCACGACATCGAAGAATTTGCCACCTATGAGCAGGCTTTCGATTTCATCCAAGATCACATCGTTGTTTGGATCGAGGAGTCTAGCGATGATGTGGAAGACGCTTTGCTTCACATGGCCGTCGAGCGTGCGTTTCAATATGTCCAGGCCGCGTGCGAGTGGGCAGACCAAAATGGTCAGGAGGCAACATCATGAGGGATGTGAACGACACCGCATCCGGCGGGGGACGTTGCGCCGCGTGCGATGCAGTGCTTGAAGTCAATGAGGTGTATTGGGTGCGCTCGCGCAACGAATTCGAGTCTTTGTGTTCAATTTGCAGACGTTCGGTGCGCGAGGCATTGCGTGAAATGGATGTCGGCAGTTGGGAGCCGGAACAATGAATCTGTGGGAATTTGAAAATTTTTTCCCGGAGGCTGGCACGATCCACATTCACCACTGCAAGTCGGGTTTGGGTAACGACAGATTTTACCTGACTCGCCAAGCGGACGGGAGCGTACTGGGTTTTTGCCATCACTGCGGGGAAGGCGGACGCGCAAACCCTAAGCCAGGTTTCACGCCACCCCCTAATGGTCAAAAAGTGACCAAGGACGTTTTCAAAACATTCAAAATTCCAACCCTAGATGAGTGGGAAACCAACCCCGCGTGGGAGCAGCCCGAGTTCTCAGATTTGAGTAAAGAATTCAGGTATTGGTGGCTGTCAAACGGGCTGAATGTCGCTGACGTAAAAGGCTTTGGTGTCAAACATTTACATGGCAGACTTCCAGCAATTCCTATGCGTGGAACATCGGGTGAACTGGTAGGATTAGCCATTCGACCATTGCGCGACACGATGCCGAAGTGGATTGTCGCTGGCAGCAAATACCTAGCGCCGTTCTCCCATCACGGGAGCTTCTGTGGAAAACTTGTGGATAAGTTGGTAATCACTGAGGACATCATTTCGGCAATGCGATGTTCAAAACACGCCACCGCGTTGCCCCTGTTGGGCACGAATTTGTCGGACAAACACATCAATTTCATTGTCAGTCATCCGAGTCCTGTGCTGGTTTGGTTGGACAATGACAACCCTGATGTTGTGAAAAAAGCGCGAGCCATGTATGCTCGCATCGCGGGCTGGAAGGCGTGCAGTTTGTTTTCTGCGGCCAGGGAGGCCAAACATTTTGTTCACGAACGTGAACTGAGAGAGGCAATTCAAAATGGATAATGTCATATTATCATTGTTATATAATAAATATAATTACAAAAAATATTCTTCTCTTATAAGAGAAGAATATCTAACTGATGATTATAGGTCTGTTTTTGCAGACCTTGATCGTTATTTCGAGGAAGAAATCATTGATGACAAAATTGATTGGTTGAAATTCAAACAGTGGTTCCTTCTGATTGCACACCCCAACCTCGCTGACGGGAAGGCGCAAGCAATCAGCGCGGTGTGCGACCGGTTGGCGGAAACTGAAATCCCAACTGATGGCAGCGTCCTGACCAACCTCAATACCCGGCATTTCGCCAGGCTGATTTCAGAGCGGGCGTTGGACATTTCCACCGGCAACGGTTCGATGGAAGATATCCGAGATCTTATCCGCGAATTTTCGCTTGAGGTTAAAAACATCAATTGGGACGCGGACTCAATCACCTCGAACGACCAAGAAATTTTGGCGCTGCTCAAGGGGCTGAAGCATGGGCCGCGATACAACTGGTCTATCCCTGAACTCAATCTCATGTGTGGAACCATCGGGCTGGGCGACTTTGTGATTTTGGCCGCGAGGCCAGACGGTGGGAAAACCACATTCATGGCGTGCCAAGCTGTGCATTTTGCCAAACAATTGAAAGACGGTGAGGTGTTGCTTTGGTGCAACAACGAGGAACCGCGTGAGAGGGTCGCTGCGCGACGATTGCAGGCTGGCCTAGGGTGGTCTAGGGAAGAGATTGATAAATCGCATACGGACGCTCTCAAGGCGTTCCAGGACCGAATTGGCAAAGACCGCATCATCAGTCTGGACAAACCAAACATGACGGTCTACGACATCGAAGCGGCGTTGGACACCTACTCGCCCAAGGTGATCATCATCGACCAAATCTGGAAATTGGGTGGATTTGAGCAGGCAGGCACCACCGCCATCGAACGCTACGCCAAACTGTCGGCATACGTTCGCGGGTTAGCGGCAAAGCACGGCCCAATCATCGGCGCATCGCAACTTGATGCTAGTGCGGACAACGAGAGATTCCCTGAAATTGGGTCGCTTTACGGAAGCAAGACCGCAGTACAAGGCGAGGCTGATGCCATCATTTTGATTGGTCAGGACAAGGAGGAGGGTGCGGATATCCGATTTCTTCGAGCGCCGAAAAACAAATTGCCTTACGCTCACAAAGATTTTCGCAGCACGGGATGCGCGGTGAAAATTGACAAAGAACGTGCGCAATTCATTTCCATGATCGGGAGCAGCCATGCTAACACCATCTGACATCTTGGTCTTTGACCTCGAAACAACCATCCGCGCTCCGGCCCCGCATTTTGGTGCTACCCCATCGTGGCGCGGTAATCGGATTGTTCTGGCCGGGTTCAAAACGGACCAGCGGGACATCACTGTCACCGATAATTTGCAGGAATTGGTCAATCAAATCGGACCCAACACATTGATCGTGGGACACAACCTAGGCTTTGATCTGCACTATTTACTGCGGGAGTTTGACATTCCGAAAGGCGTTTCTCTGTGGGACACCCAGAAATTCGACTATCTACTGTGCGGTCGCGGCGCGAGACAACCGAGCTTGGAAAAAACCGCGTTGAGAATGGAGGTGGATTTTACCAAGGATTCCGAGGTGTCGGAGAGATTCAAGGTCGGCATTGGGTCGGACAAAATCGACCGGGATTTGCTGACAAAGTACCTCGTTGCGGATGTGCAAACAACGTACGACATCTACGTCAAACAGCGGGCAACGGTCACCAACGACGCCAAACTCGCATACTTGCAAGAATTGATGAACGGCATCGCAGTGACAACCGAAATGAGTCGCAACGGGATGCCCTTCTCCAGACTAGGGGCGGCGGCGGAAGCCCGGGAATTGCAAGCGAAGCACGACGGTATGTACGCTACGGCTGAGGCTCGATGGACACGCGAGTGGCCTGATGAACTGCCGCCACTCAAACTTACATCCCCCGCGCAAATCACAACGCTACTGTGGGGCGGGGAGCAAACCTTCGACGTTCAGGAAAACGTGCTGGATGACACGGGTCAGCCGATACGATTCAAGACGGGAACGCGGGCCGGGGAAGTCAAAACCAAGAAGGTCACGCGGTCAGTCACGGTCAAGCGCTTGGCATCGCCTGCATTGGTCGCGGTATTCGATAACCAAGACTGGGAAAAAACATCGTCAATTCAAACACTTAAAAGGATTATTGACACCAGCCCGAATTGCGAAGCGGCGGAATTGGCGCGAGATTTGAGTGCGTTGCGTCAGGTCACAAAAAACATTTCGACGTATTTCAAACCATACATCGACCACGCCATTGCAGACACGATCCACCCCGTGTATAACCATTGCGTCACCCAAACTGGGCGATTGTCGAGCAGCAAGCCGAACATGATGAACATCAGTGGCAAGGAGAGTTCGCAATGATCATCAACCATTTCAAAGCGCGACATCGATTCGTGGAATTCGATTACGCGCAGCTTGAAATTCGGGTGCTAGCACTCGCCACGCAAGATCGACAATTGATTTCCGACATCAATTCGGGGATGGACATGCACACACATTTTGCGAGCGAGATTTACGACAAGCCTATGGCGGACATCACGAAATCGGAGCGCCGGATGGCTAAAGGTTTTTCATTTCAATTGCAATATGGCGCGGGTGCGCCCGGTATCGCCAAATTCTGGAATGTCCCAGTCGAAATGACCGAACGATTCATTGATTCGTACTACGGGCGATACTCGCGAATCGCGCAGTGGCAAGAGGGAAATTTGGAGTTCGCCAAAAGCACTCTGCGTTGCCGAGGGGACCAAGGGCCGGACGAACCCATCCCGTCCTATTTCGTTCCGGTGATTTGGCGAGACCCTGAGACAACAGAACCGCTAGGATTTTTTCGTCTGCTTGGTGACAAACCCCCGTGGAGAAAGAGGTTTTCCATTTCCCCCACCAAAGTCAAAAATTATCCCATTCAG